ATTTAGGATTGTCTGAATCAGCAAAAAAAGAAGATGGGGGTTAGCCTTTTGTGTGTGGTATTGGGTATTTCAACCGAAGCCGCACGATCAATATTTGTTTCCCTATGTTGGCGAAAGCCCCGTATCAAGAAAGATAAAGGAATTTAATCATGTTGATGACATTTTTGAAGAGGTTGCGGAAATATCAAATGCAAGTGATGGCAAACGAACAATCGGGCAAGAACTATGGTATCTGATTCCTTTATTTGCCAACCCACAATATCTATTAAGCGATGAATCCTTCAATCTGATTAATGAATATCACTACATCATTGACTACCATATCCCTTTGGGTAGAACCTTAGATGAAACCGATGCTCATAAATTGGAATACTTTACAATCATTAAAAACGAAATGGGTGTCGCATTAAGACACCGACAGGAAAAAGATGCTAAAAAAAGATAATTTGGGGATCGAGGATTGTCAATATACCGATGATCAACATAGCCTCCCTTGTAACTTGATCCCCAGAGTTTAATTATGGCTAAAGATAAAAAATTAAATATAAAAGTCTCAACAACTGGTGCTGGTAAAGCTAAACAAGAATTAGGTGGATTGAATGGTGCTATCTCTAAAATGGGCAAAGCAGTTGGAATTGCATCAGCGGCCTATTTCGGTGCGAGAGGTTTAATAAGCGGATTCAGTACAGTAATCAGATTGGCTGGTGAACAGGAACAGGCTGAAAAGAAACTTGAAGTAGCATTAGGCAAGACATCAACCGCCTTACTTAATCATGCTTCTGCTTTACAAAAAATGACGGCTTTCGGTGATGAAGCAATCATCGGTGTCCAAGCCAGTTTAGCCGCATTCATTAAAGACGAAGAACAAATCAAAAAAGCAACAGAAGCCACATTAGATATGGCGGTTGCTATGGGGATGGATTTAAAAGCGGCTGGTGATTTAGTTGCAAAGACTCTTGGATCATCCACAAATGCCATGAGTCGTTATGGTATCCAGGTTGAAGGTGCAGTAGGATCAACAGAAAGACTTGAATCATTAACTAATAATGTTGCTACTCTTTTTGGTGGTCAAGCATCAGCACAAGCAGAAACGATGGCTGGTTCTCTTGATCAAGCTTCAAATTCTGCTGGAGATTTAGCAGAAAAAATTGGTGAGAAATTGAGTCCATTAGTGGTTTCTATGGCAAATGATTTCAAACGAACCGCTGAAAACTTGTCTGAATTAATTAGTCCTACCGTTATATCAGATCAAGATACATTTAATGAATTAATAAGAGAACGAAATTTATTAAGTGATTCATTCATCGAAACATTAAGTGAAACCAACGAAAAATTAAGTGAAGAAACCTTATTTGTCGGTGATTTATGGGATCAATGGGCTGAAGGTGGAGAGATTAGTAAAGAGGCAATCGACTTGGGTACAGTTGCTTTAGATGAACAAATACAAAAATTTAATGATTTATTATTTGTCCATGGCCGTATCCATACAATTAAGGAAGAAGGTCTTAAACTAACATCCGCTGAGATGGATATGGAGATGCAGTATGTTAAAGTTGTAGATGTAACGAGGGGTGCAATCAAGAATAAATATGCAGAAGAAATGAAAGGGGCCGCATTATCTGGACAATCTGCAATCGAAGCAATGAAATCAGTAGTCAGAGCAGAAACAATGGAAGCTGTAGCTGGTTATCTTGCAAGTGTATTGAAAACAGTACCATTCCCAGCGAATTTAATATTTGCGGCGGCTGGTGGTGGTGTTGTGGCTGGTCTTATGGATAAGGCTATGGGTGCTATTCCTAATAAATTCGCCACAGGAGCCGATTTCGTTACTTCAGGGGCTACACCTATGCTTGTGGGAGAAAGTGGCCCAGAACGTGTATCTGTCACACCATTGACACCAGGAATGAATCAGAACGGGCCTCAAGGTGGAATTACATTAAATATATCTGGTGGTTTAATAGATGATAGTTATGTGAGAAATGAATTGATTCCAGCCTTAAATAAGGCAACTTCTATGGGTTCAGGTCTTGCTTAGTTTTGACACTTCATTATCAAATGCCTTAAAAATTAGCAACACAACAGCTTTTTGGGTATTGAAGTTGTATTATAATGCAGAAGGCTCAAGCGATTTCATAGGGGTATCTGATTCTCACCGTGTAGATGGATCGGATATTTATTATGGGCTTGTAAGTTCCTGGGGCAATTATTCGCAATCTTTGGATTTCTTCAATTTCACAACTACCACAGGCAATATGTCTGTAAGATTAATCAATACAGATAAGTCAATTAAGGGTGGAAGATTCTCGGATTTATTTAGCACGAATAATTTTGCAAACCGAAAATGGGAATTATTTTTAAATACTGCACAAGCTGGGACTTACGATACAGCGGCACGAATGATTGGAACGGGTATAATCTCAGGTGATATTAAATATGATTATAAATCTATCAATCTTGCCTTGTTAGATAACAGCAATTCTGCACATAATCAAGTGCCTATAAATGTAGTGGATGTAGCAACACATACAAATGCCCCAAAGGGAAATATAGACAAACCTATTCCTATTTTTTATGGCGATTGTCATGCGGATGCAACAGCATTGGCATCTGGTACTGCTGGTAATTTTGATCACCATTTTGTTAAGGGCAAATTCCCAGCGATCATTACTGATAAATGGAACGTATCACAGGCTCAAGTATTTGCAAGGCCAGATGATGTTACTGTAAACGATTTGGAAGATTATAATATTTTTTCCTATAAAGATGGATATTATTTTCAAGTCAATGATGCAAACGCTGATGTTTCTACATCAAATGCAAGGGTTGATTTTAGTGGTGTTGATTGGCGAGTATTTGTGCCATTAGCTACTCATTCAACATCGGGCGATGTATCTAATTGGGGGAACACAGTTGATGGTGATTTAACAACCTATGGGGCATTGGCTTCTGTAGGTGCTAAAGGTTATCAGGTTGATGCGTATTGGCGAGTGCCTAAAGTTCCAAATTTGGGTACGATTGATTCAGTTTATTTTGTAATTCATTATAGAGATTTTGCACCTGATGATGGGGGAACTGGTATTGATATTAATTCATTTAAGGTAGGTGTGGCATCTGCTAACTATCAAAACTTAACATGGGGAACTGCGGCTGGTAGTCAAGCTGTTGATATTTCTTCTGGATATACAACCGCAGAAAAAGAAGATTGGAATTTTGAAGATATTATTCATCTTGAATTAAATGCTGGAGTAGATACAAGCACGGCTCATACTTTAGAAGTTTATCAGGTTGGATTAGAAGTAAGGTTCAGCCCATCACAGACTTTTGAAAAAGAAGTGAAGGATTTTTATGAAGTCCCTACTGGTGCAACCACTTCAAACATTAGATATGCGGAAGATAAAAATGCCCCTATTTTAAATGTAACAAGAAAAGTAGCCAGAACCAGGACAGTCACCACGCCTGATGTTGGTGAATATGTTTATGTATCTGGTAAAGGCAGAGAATACGGTGCTTGGATTGATACGATAAATTCAAACAACCGCACAGATGAGAACGGTGATGAACCTGATCCTAATTACGCATCTCTCGCTTTAATTGAAAATCCGATTTATATGATTGAAGATATATTAAGAAGAGAACTCGGATTAGATGGCAGTACGACAGGAATTGATATTGATGTCGAAACTTTCGACAAAGCTGGAAATGCTCAAACGGATTCAACAAAAGGAGATATTGCCTTGTTATTTAATGATGCGATTGCCGACATCAAATTCGCATTCAGTCAATATAAATTCATTAATTCAAAAGACTTGATCACTAAAATATGCCGTCAATGTATGAGTTTTGTATTCTTTTCTGGTAGCGGAAAATTCAAAATTAAAACACTTCTATTGCCATCATCTACATGGGGCTTAGAAGAGACTATTGATTTTTCTGAAATCAATATAAAAAATATCGGTAGAACATCCTTAAATAATGTCAGGAATAAAATCATCATAAATTATGCTGAAGATTACGCACGGGATAAAATGATGGAATCAACAACAGTTACAGATTCAACATCTGTGGGAACGACTGTTAATGGATTCGGTGATACATTAACATTAGAATTAGATGCAGATTGTATTTTGG